CCGTAAAAGGCGTAAAAGTTGTTGAAGACGACGAAAACGAGGCTGAATAAAATAATTTTATCCTAAATATCAAGATTTTTACAGGGCTCCTCTAAAAATGTGGTATAATACGTTTTATTAGATATTAAATCTAACTGATACGCCTTTATCATGTCAATCCCTTTTTGGAGGATTCCAGCCTATGGCTAACAAAAGTAACCCTAGAGGTTTAGTACCTCACGGCAGAGTTCTAAGAGTGCGCCCCTATACAGCAGGTGCTACTATTTATGCTCGAGCCGCAGTAACATTATCATCCGACGGTTTCGTAGACGCAGCAACTTCTGGCAAACTTTTAGGCGTAGCCTTGAATTATGCTACAGTAGGACAGACTGTATTTGTTTATGATGACCCACAGCAACTGTTTGAAATTGAAGGCGATACTGCCGTAGCAGCAGCAGACATCGGTCTAAACTGCACCCTAAATGCTGGAACTGATTCTACTACTTATAAGATTTCAGGTCAAACTGCTGATATCGATGGAACTATGGCAGACACAGCCGCCCTAAGTTTCCAGATTCTTGGTATTGTTCCACAGGCTGATAACACAATAAACGCAGCTAACAATGATATCGTTGTACGAATTAACGCTCACCAACTTCAAGCCGTCGGCCAGACAGGGATTTAATATATGTTATTACGTAGTAATTATAGTGATTTATTCGGTTCAAGCATGCTCCCCGTTTTGGAGGAGATGTTTTGGAGTGAATTAGACATGCACCCAGGTGTTCGTGATAGAGTTTTTAAAACTGTTTCTACAGATAGAGATATCTGGCAGTATTCTGAAAGCCATGATATGCCTTTATATCAACAAGTTCAGGAATCGCAAGATTATACTTTCAAGCGCCCCCTTGCTGGTGTTAACAAGACTTTATCTATTAATAAGTACGGTCTTGGTTTCAGCATTTCTGAAGAAGCAGTAGACGATGGAAAATTTGATTTTATTTCAGACGCCGTTAAGAAATTAGCGCGTTCTGCAAGAGAATCACAAGAAATTGCAGCAATGAACATCTTCAACAACGGTTTTACTTCTGAGACGGCTGCTGACGGTCAATATGTATTTGATACTGACCATTCACTCCCAAGTGGACTGTCTTTCCGAAACAAAGCGTCTACAGATGCAGACTTATCAGCTAGTGCTCTAGAGTCCGCCCTTATTGATTTCGAAACCCAACAAATCGGCGATTCTGGTATTATCTACAATGTTAAGCCCAAAGTTCTTTTAGTCCCACCTGCTCTTAAGCGGTATGCTCAAGAACTTATTGGGTCTGACCTTAAGGCTGACACTGCGGATAACAACATGAACTCACTTAAGTCTGATGGCCTAAGTGTAATCAGTTCTCCTCACTTGACTGATACTGATGCTTGGTTCTTGTTAGCTTCTCCAGAACAGACAGGAATGCGCATCATCAACAGAAAGCCTTTATCTACTAAAGCTTCTGGTCAAGATGTTGGATTTATCAATGATAGCATCTACTACAAGTCTTCTTATCGTGAGAATCTTGGAGTTATGCATAGCTACGGAACCTTCGGTTCTGACGGCGCGTAGTACCTAGCTAAATAGCAGAAAATTAGAATAAAATTCGGGGTCGGACACTAAAAAAGTCCGGCCCTTTTGTTTTTATGTGGTATAATACAGGCACTATAACTATCCCGATTATATTGTTATTATAGCAGTATAAGATAAATATAGCAACCCTTTTTTAATTATCCAGGAGATATTAAAATATGAGCGCAACGCATTTTTCAGGTCCTATAGTATCAACAAATGGTTTTACTCCCGGAGCAAGCGCAGTAGGCTTGACTCTAGTTATGAAGGGTACAGTAGCAGTAGACCCTGCGGAAATTGCAGGTACGACCCAAGCCGAAACTGAAATCACTATTGCAGGCGCAGCTACCGGCGATATCGTTATAATGAACCCCCCAGCCTCTTTAGAAGCCGGGCTTGTATATAGTCATGCTAGAGTAAGTGCTACTAATACGGTACAAGTAGGTTTGGCTAATATTACAGGTACACCTGTGAACGGCGCTGACTTAACTTGGACTTACTGCATCCTTAGATTCGCATAATATTTAGCCTAGTAGGAGGCATATAAACCATGGCCGTAACTAGAGTAAATAATAGAATTCTCGTGACAGCAGATAACGATACTATAACCAACTTTTCTGGTTGTATTGAAAATATTGTTGTTATTGCGGGGACTACAACCCCATCTATTCAAATAAAAGACACCGATACAAGCGGAGCAGTCCTATGGGAGTCAGGTACTATGGCAGACAATGCTAGACTTAATGACCAAGTAGATTTACGTGTCTGGAAAGAGCAGACGCTGCATATAGATTTAGCAGGTACTGGTACTAAACTTTATTTGTATCATGACTAATATTAAGTATGGCAAATACACTTAATGGTAATACCTTTTATGTAGACGCTACAAGTTCGGCAGCCGGTTCCTACCTTGAATCTAAGGATTTAATTGTAGAAGCTTTTATAGTTTCGGCAGCGGCAGCAGGTAGTGGTAGTATAGCTATTCATGATTTGTCAAAGTCTAATGGGGCATTTGCTGCGGGGGATTTGAAACTAAATATAAGTGTGCTAGCTAGCACAACCTCCGTACTAAGTCTTGATAAAGTTCCAATTACATTTCCAAACGGAATTTGGGTTGTACCTGCGGCTAATACTACTGCTACATTAATATTACGTTTCAAGGGATAAATAATCAATGGCTTATGAAGTAGTAGATTTTCAAGACATACAGGATGCGGTAAGGGAGGAGTTAAAAATACAGTCCTCCGATACGGTTAATATTAATCGTATTAAGCGCGTTATAAATCAGGTATATCTGCAAGAAGTGATACCCTTTGCTAGATGGAAATGGCTCGAAGGCTCTTACAGGGCAATTCACAAAGCGCGTTATAATACGGACACTTGCGCGGTAACACCTGACTCTACAACAGTTACATTGAGCACGGCCCCCGCTGCAAGTTTAGGTTCTTTTGCTGGTAAAAAGTTTGCTGTAGATGGGTATAATGAAATTTATACTATAACTTCACACACGGCTGAATCTACTACAGTCACACTAAGTTCTAATTATACTGGAAATTTAGGGGCCGCTGTGGGGTTCAAGATATGGACTGATACGGTAGCCCTCCCAACAGATTGCCGCGAAACAGTGAATGTATGGCACAACTTCCACTCTAAACCTATGGAAGGGATTGGGTTACAAAAGTTTCGCCAGTTGACTGCCTTAAATCCAAGAGCGGAATCATATCCAAGCTTCTACTATACAGGCGATTTTTATGACCCTAGTTCTGGTTCTGATGAGCTAGAATCTGACAGATATCGCAGAATGTATATACACCCGGCTATTAATAAAACAGATACTACTTTACAGGTAGATTACATAAAGGAAATAACGGCGCTTAATGCTGCTGGAGATGAGCCTGCTATGCCTGTAGAAGACCGCGTGGTTTTAGTATATGGCTCATTAGCTAGATTATGGAAGTCGATTAACTCCGACCTTGACCAATCTCAATTAGCTAAGTCTGATTATAATTCTAAATTAGCCAGAATGGCGGGTAAGGTTGAAGATAGCCAAGACCCTCCAAAATTAAAACCAGATTCTACGTATGTTAAAACGAGACGCGCCCCAAGATTTTCTCCCATGGGACACAGTATGTCTGGAGTGGGCGGCGGTTCTGGTTATGAAGCAGTAACTTATTTAAGCGGTGTGACTATAGCTGGTGCTACGATTACGTCTAATGTTACGGTTAATCCGGGCGTTACCATAGACGGAGTTGATATCTCCACTCTATCTTCTGGCATAACAGACCATATAGCAGATACTACTGATGCACACGACGCTTCGGCTATTTCATTTGCTGCTGCTGGAAATATAGCAGCTACAGATGTTCAATTAGCATTAGAAGAATTAGATTCCGAAAAAGTTACAGGCCCTGTATCAGCAACTGACGAAGCAGTAGTTAGATATGATTCAACTTCTGGAAAATTGATACAAGATTCAAGCGTTTTAATTAGTGATACTGGGATTATAACTCAAGCTACAAACTTAGTTCTTGATATCTTAACTTCGGCCACATTAACAGATAATACAGCAGTAGCTGAGGCTATTTTCACAATACCTCATGCAACTTATAGCTCGGCTGTTATTGAATATACAATTTCGCGCGGAGCAGGGAATCGTGAAATCGGTACTCTTTATATGGTGACTGATGGGACTTCGGCGGAGTTTACAGCGGCTGGGGCTGTTCTTGGAACAATAGGCGTTACGTTTACGGCTGATATTTCTGGGGCTAATATGAGACTTTTATATACAACTACTAGCACTGGAACTTCAGCGACAATGAAATATAGAATTAAAAAATGGCTTAATTAATAATAATGCTAAAAGAAGCTAAAATGTAAAGTTTAGTTTACATTAGCTCTAATAAAGACAATTATAATGTTCACAAAACCTAATTGGGGATATGAGGGAACCAAATTTTGAGTAATGAATTCAAGCCCAGAAATGGATTAATAATACCAACAGAAACAGCTTCAACTGTTCCTTACTTAGATGCTAATAAAAAATTAGTCTCAAGTGATGTTACGCCCACAGAATTAGATTATTTAGACGGTGTTAGCAGTAATATTCAAACTCAATTAGATTCAAAAGCAAGCTCTAGTTCTGTAACAGACCATTTAAATGATACTGCCGACGCTCATGATGCTTCGGCCATTTCAAGTGTAGCAGCAGGGAATTTAGCAGCTACTACTGTTCAAGCGGCTTTGGATGAACTACAATCTGATATAGACACTAGGGCGCCCTCCAATAGCCCTACACTGACCACACCTTCCACAGATATTATTACTTTAGAGGGACAGGCCTCAACACCAGCCAACCCCTCAGCAGGTAATTATAAAGTTTACGTAAAAGATGCCACACAAAAGCTTACTGTGCTAGACTCGACCGGGGCCGAAACAACTGTTGGAACGGGCTCAGGCGGAGGAGCAACTCCTAACTATATCGCATCCCCCGATGGAACGGCGATTGGAGATTGGGCTACTTATGATGATGGTGCAAGTAGCTCACCTGTAGACGGTACGGGCGGCTCACCTGCTTCTACTTATGCCGTTTCAACCGATTCTTCACTTAGAGGCACCTCAAACTTCTTATGGACTCATTCAGCAGCAAACAGGCAAGGCGAGGGGTTTAGTTATTTAATGGCTATCGACCCAAGTGACCGTGGTAAAGTATTACGGCTGTCATTTGATTATTTAGTAGCAAGTGGAACCTATGCTGATGATGGAATGTCTGTATGGTTTTATGATGCAACCAATGCAACACTTATACAACCTGCTCCTTACTTAATTAAAAATAGCAGTTTAATTGAACGGTTTAATTGCGAAGTTCAAGTACCTAGTTCGTGTGCTAGTTTACGAGTTATTTTTCATGTAACTACTACTACAGCTACAGCTTACACCATTAGATTTGATGATTTTAATTTTGGACCACAAGCCAAACTTTACGGTTCTCCTATTACAGATTGGGTTAGCTATACTCCAACAGGCAATTTATCTACCAATGTAACTTATTATGGTAAGTGGAGAAAAGTTGGCGACTCGATGCAAATCGAAGGTATGATTAGCTTCAGTGGTGCCAACACCCAAGGCGTTGCCAATATAACCCTTCCGAATAGCGCCAATCTAGATGCTACTAAATTTTCACCAGTTGCAACAGGTCGCGCAGTTTTTGGCTCTGCAAGAATTTATGATTCTAGCACAGACCAGAGTTATGATGCCGTTGTCACGCACGATACAGCAACCTCCATTAGATTTTCTCGAGGTGACACTACGGCGGGTAGTGCAACTGACACCTCTAGCAATAGACCTATTACGTTTGCCTCTGGCGACAGTATAGCCTTTAACGCAATTGTCCCAATACTCGGGTGGTCCTCCTCACTTGTTATGTCGAGCGATGCTGATACTAGAGTTGTATCTTTATCTGCATATCGAGGTACTTCCAACCTTACAGTGACGGCTGCAACTCCTTTAGAAGTCATATTTAATTTTATAAACACTAATGGAGATACGCATGGAGGCTATACTAAAGCTACAGGAAGATATATAGCAAAAGTTCCAGGCTGGTATAGATTTAGTAGTAATTTGGCTTGGGGTATGGGCGGAACCGCAGCTTCCAGTATTAAGGCTTATGCGAAAAAAAACGGTACGGGTAGTGCAATTGGCTATGTTGAATATACTGATTTAACTAGTAACAAGAATTATGGGGTAGTAACTTCCGGTAAAATACATCTCAATGCTGGTGATTATATATCGATTTGGGCAGAATGCGCATCTCAAAACACAACACTGCTTTTTTCTAATCTAGGAATTACGTTTGAACTTGAACGCATCTCGGGCCCAGCACAAATTGCTGCTAGTGAATCCATTTCTGCCTCATATTCATCAAACGCTTCGCAATCAATAAATAGTGCCTCTACGACTATTATAGATTTTGAAGACAAACAATGGGACTCACATAATGCGGTCACAACTGGAGCATCTTGGAAATTTACAGCACCTATTAGCGGCATTTATTCTGTTTCAGCTATAGTTGCATTTAGTAGTTTAGCGTGGACTGCTGGGCATGTGCTTGATTTATATTTATTTAAAAACGGTTCAAACTTTAAGGGTTTTGATATTATGAGAGTTGAAGGGAGTATGACAGATGTTATGGCAAGACAAGGGACTCGTACTGTTCGTTTATTAGCTGGGCAGTATATAGACGTAAGATTATACCATAGTAGAGGCAGCGCTTCTACTCTTAATGGCAGTGCAGAATATGTCAACATTAGTATTGATAGAGTAGGGAACTATTAAACATGGCTAGCCGCTCCCAACTCTTCACATTAATGCCCTGGACCGGAGGAATCAATGATTCAGCCGACCCTGGTGCTATTCCTTCAAATGACTTAGTAAGGGCTGATAATATTATCAACTCTACTTCTGGTGCTCGTATAAAACGTCCGGGTTTTGCTTATGTTGATGATGGCGAACTCCCTGCTATTTCTTCCGCTGCTGCAACTAATGTAGATGCAACTTTAGTTGTTGCTACAGGAGTATTTACTAAAGTAGCACACGGGTTCGCGCTTAATGACCCAATATGTTTTGATGATGCTGGAACAGCTACAGGACTATCTGTTGCAGGAGCTGTTTATTATATTAGAACTACACCTAGCGCTGATACCTTTACAATATCTTCAACTATAGGCGGAGCGGCGCTTACGTTCACAGGCTCTAATGCCAACGTATCTTATGGATATGTAACAATAACATTCGCGGCCAGTGTCAATGATGGAACAAATAATAAACTTGTTGCAGATGAAAATATAACTGTTGTCAGTACTACGTCAACGGCTTCTATGACTGCTGTTCCTATATGGACCGCCTCAGGCACTGCTGTAGCATATCCTGCTCCAGTCACAACAACAGCCGCCGTAACGGTAAGCTCAGTTGTCCGCTCTAGTACTATAATTGGTACACACGATTTTTGGTACTACGACTCAGTCAGTAATACAAAACAACAACTCATTTTGGCGCTTACGTCTCAAGGTAAACTATTTAAATATACTGGCACAGCTTCAGCTACAAGACTAGAAATTACAAAAAAGACTTACGCCGTTACAGCTACCGCAGCATCTCCAGGAGTATTTACTTTAAACAGCCACGGGTTTTATACTGGAACCGCGCTTACGTTTACAGGTATTGTTAACTCAGGTGCAGCTAGTACAACTGTTGCTATTGGAACAACTTATTATGTAGAAAAAAATGATGCTAATACATTTTGGTTAGCAGACACCATTGGAGGCTCTAGAAAACAAGTAGATGGCTCCACTCTTACTACTGGAACATTTGTAGCAGTACCTTTTGGACTTACACTACCGATTAATACTTGTGATTTTAAGACTTATAATGAAAAATGTTTTATTTCTTGTGATGGATTAAGTAATTGGCCTATTATGTTTGACCCGGTAGCAGATGCTACGACTTATACATTTTCTAAAGGGGCTAATCCTAATGCGTCTGTAATGCAGATTCATGAAGGTAGACTTATTATGAATGATAAGTTTAATCGTGATGGACTTCATTATAGTGCGCCTTACGACCACACAAAGTGGCAGGGCCATGGTGCGTCAGGGCGAATTGACATAGGTATTGGAGATGGGGACCCCGACGGTATTGTTAGTATATTACCTCCATTCAAGGGCGCGCTGTTTGTGTCTAAAGCAAAATCTATGTATAGACTTCCTGACCCTGGTATTGCCTTTTCTAGAGTGGAAAATGTATCTAAGGGTATTGCAGCTATTTCACATCGCGGCGCAGCATCAGTAGATTTAGATGATGTCTTTTTTATAGGACCTAGGGGATTTCACAGCTTAGCTGCCACTAATACATACGGAGATTTCTCATCCACATTCCTATCTGATAAAATACAAAATGCGTTTTATGATTTTACAAACGGTAGAAAACCATATACTTCTGGACAATATTATTCCCCACTTAATCTTGTGGTCTGGTCTATATCTCAAGATTCGGCTACAAGTCAAGACATGCTTTGGGTTTATAATACTAAGTTTAAAGAATGGAGTAGATGGACAGGTTTAGCCCCTAGTTGTGTGACTATTTATAAGACAACAGCTAAGGACCGCTTACTAATTGCCACAACAGACTGTAGATTAGCTTATTTAACTGAAGATACTTATAGTGATTTTGATGGGGCAAATATAGATTATTATCTTAAAACAGGTAAAATTTATGTGGACAATAACCCCAATTCAGTTAAGGCTTTTAAGCGAATTGGATTTATATTCCCCCCTAAGGGCTCGTTTAACTTTACTGTAGCTGTTAAAATAGACAATCAACCCCTAGACATGCAGTTCCCCGATGGTACGGCTGGTGCTGGGGCCTTTACTGTGTCTAAAACTTCTTCGGGCGATTTGCTAGGGTCTACCTTTATTTTGGGGCAGTCCTTACTTAGCTATACGGCGAATCTTGACCCATTTATGAGAACTATTGACGGGGTTGGGCGGGGTATAACTGTTACAATTACTAATAATGCTGCGGGCGAACAAGTTGAAATCTATGGTATAATCATTGAATACGTGCCAGCAGGAGTCAGTCAAGAGACTTACATTTCTGGTGACGATACGGAGTAAAGCATGCCTAATTTAATCATTGAAAAGACCTATGAGGATGGAGTTACTCCTACCTCCGCTGACTTTGATAATATATGTGATTCGCTTGAGACTTTTTTAAATGTTACAAAGCTAGGTGCGGATAATATAGCTGATAACTCTATTACGGCTTCTAGTACTTTTGTAGCTGAATCTATTAGCGCGGATAAGATACAAAATTTGGCTGTTACTACGGCTAAGATTGTTGATGGGGCTGCTACGGCTGCTAAATTTGCAACCGGGGCTGTTACTACGGCTAAAATATTAGATGCTAATGTTACTACAGCTAAAATTGCAACGGGCGCTGTTACTTCGGCTAAGCTTGCTGATGGGGCTGTGACGGCGGCTTGGAAGTCTACTAATGGTAGAGCAACAGCGGGCTCACTTGCTACTTCCACAGGTTCTGCCACTTATAGCTCTGCCGCATCTCCTAGCGTAATGCGCCCATGTATATTCATTAGTGGGGGCGGTACTATAGGACTTAATTCAACAACTTCTGGAGTTGTAATGGAGGGGAGTGTTATAATGCAAAGGGCTAGTACTACAGTTTCAAACCAAGAATTTAAAGCGGGCCCGTTTAACTACTCAGCTTCATATGCCACTAGTATAGACATTCCAAGTAGTGCCTTATTTTATATTGATACGACAACGTCCGCGGCGGACGCTTCAGTAAGCTTTAGACAAGGTGTAGATTTAACCGCAGGCTCTTCTATGTATACTAGCGGCGGAAATAATGTAATGGAAATTATTTAATATGAGTACACTAACAATCACTACTACTTATGACACTGCCGCAATCTTATATGAATCTCAATTAGATGCTATTAAAACCCCCATTGAAACATATTTTAACACGACTCAAATAGAGGGGAATAATATTCAAGCTAATATTTTAGATGGGGCTACTTATTTAGCAGACGATTCAATATCCGCTGACAAGTTAGCCTCTAACTCAGTCACAACAGCCAAATTAGCCGATTCAACTCCATCCTCTGACACAGGTATTACAACAGCTAAAATTAATACGGACGCAATTACAACAGCCAAATTGGATGATTTAGCAGTTACAACAGCAAAAATAGATGATGGAGATGTTACTACAGCTAAGATTGGAGGGGCAGTACCTAAGTCTATTATGTTAGAATTGCCCACAGCCAGCGCTACGTTATCCGATTTAACTATAACGAGAACCGCCTCGTCAGACCCAACAACTAATGGCTCAGAAACATTAGTGGGCTCTTTAACCTTTTCTGGTCTTACTTCTGGTAAGCCTGTTTTAATAAACTTACAGTCTACTAATACAAGTTCTGGGTACGGTTATATAGAGCAAGTTTTTCGAGGTGCAGTTTATGGTTCCTTTACTGATGCACCTCTTCAGACTTCTTCTGATTTTATAACGCATGCCTGTGAATGCGAATTAATTCTTAAAAAAGATTCTAGCGCCGTTTCTACTCAGAGATTGGCTCTAGGGGATATATACGGCACAACCTTGTATTTTAGAGTGCCTTTATCTGTCTTTAATTATATCGATATAGCCTCATCTACATCTCACACTTATTCATTGTACATAAGATATATTGGTGTAACATTGACGTCTTTCCCTCCACCGGATTGGAACACTATAGAATTCCGAATATCCACTTTAACTCCCTCAACAACAATAATAAACTCAGCCAAATTAGTAGCTATACAATTAGTTTAAGAATAATATAATAAAGGATTAAATAAAAATGCCAGAATTAAATATACCTAGGGGTTACGAAGACGGGGAAGCTTTATTAGAGGCTGACTTAGATAATATTAAAACCGCCGTCACTACACTAAATAATACAACAAAATATGATGGAGATAATATCCAGACAGATGCCATATCTGCGGCTAAGATTATAAACGGGACAGTGACTGCTGATATCCTAGGCGCGGGTTCTGTTACGACAAATAAAGTAAATGATTTGGCAATTACTACAGCTAAAATATTAGACGGGGAAATTGAGACCAGAATTATAGCGGATTCCGCAATCACCACAGCGAAAATACTAAACTCAAATGTTACTACAGCTAAATTTGACACGACCGCTAGACTGTCCTCTAGTAAACTTGCTGCCCGTGTAGTTTTAACTGGCTCAAATGCATCCCCTACAACTGATTCAACAGGTTCTGGAGAGGTGACAATCGTGACCGCAACAGCCGTGGCAGATATGCGAAGATGCCTAATAATGCTCCAACCTTATGATTCAACCGCAGCTTATGTGGAAGCCCTTAAAGATTACGGCACAATAGGTACAGTAGATGCTGACATAAGATTTAAAATAAATGGAGTGACTCAAGCTACTAGGACTATGAGTATATCTAATTCAGATGTTTATAGACATTATTATAGGCTGCCAATATCTGCTTTTAGTACGATGATGACGTCCTCATCACCTTCAGCCATAAGTATAGGCGATACTATAACAGCAACACTGTCTTTACAATTGGCGGGAACAGCAACGGGTTCGGCCACAGTAACAGCCTGTAAACTTTACGTAATAGAGTTATAAGCAAAACTTATATCAAATATAAGCTATTTTTATAGCCTGTTACGTTAATAAGTATGATATAATAAGGCTTTAATAATCCTAAATAAATGGGAGACTAATCCAAATATGGCATTACCAGCAGCATTAATGATAGGCGGGGCACTTTTAGGGGCCGCGGCCGGAGCACAAGGTTCTAAAGGCAAATCTGAAACTTCTAGTATGAATCTAGCTCCTGAATCCGAATTAGAGCGTTTAGCCAGACTACAGCAAGAACAAGGCTTTGGCGATTTAAATAGGATACAACGTGAAGACTTCGGACGAGCTAATCAAGCTTCTCAGTCTTATGGCAACATGTTACAGGATTATCAAAAAAGCGGAGGAATTCCTACCTCGGCTGATTTGTCGCAAGGGAGGAGTTTTGCTGAACAGATGACCGCTCCGCAACAAGCTCAAATTGATTTGTCTATGAGACAATCTACTGAGGCAATGCGAGAACAATCAGGATTGTCAGGCCGTGGCCCAAATGATTTCGCTTTTAATACAAGATTAGCCGGACAAAGAAGCGATTTAATGTCACAACTTGGCGCGCAACAATCTGCTATGGGCTCACAGTACGCTCAACAAATTAGTCAAAATAGACTAGGTTATTCTGAGCAATTTGCAGGTCTTCAACAAGGTTTAGCATCTCAAGCTATGCAGAACAGAATGGCTATTATGGGTCTTGGTTCGCAAATACAAAACGCAGGTAGGAATTTTAGAACTAACACAGCCACTAGAAACACTTCTACGCCTGATACTCCTGGAACAATGCTTAGTACATTAACTGGTGCTTTTGCTGGTGCTCAGGGTGGAATGAGTATGGTTAATACCTTTAATAAAATGAGTCCTTCACAGGGTTCAAACAATTCTGATTTTTCTGCTAGTAATATGAACTTTGGACCTGGATTACAAATGCCTTCTATGCAGACTCAATCACAGCCTAACTATTTGGGTTATACTCCTGGGATGGCATCGGCTGGTCGTGCCCCGGCATCAACTGGTTTTAGTATGCCTACATCGAACTTCAGCGCGCCTTCGACTCAACCGCAAATGGGCGCATGGCCTGGAATGCAAGGTAGTCCTTGGGATTATAACGCCGCCCTTAGACAGGGGCCAGCACAGATTGGAATACAATTAC